TAAAAAGGTTGGTCTAAGCCACCCCCGACCTTTTTACAATATAGTATAAAACATTATAATTTTATAGTCACTCTTATTATACTAATTTAAGTATAAATATAAAAAAATATAAGTAGTTATTCTACGATATCAGTATCTACATCACCACTTTCTAAACGTAGAATGTCATTTCTGAAATCATATAATGGTACTTGCACTAATTTTTTAAGCTTTTCGCACTGTTTGCCTTCAGGCATTGCTGCCTCAACTAAATCTAAAATTTTACCTACCATTCTTGAATGTCGTGCAATAATCCATTCTTGGTTGGGGGACACTTCTATGTCTGACATTTTTCTCCTCTTTCTTTATAAATTAACATAATAACCACTACTACCCATGTTGGCATTGATTACTACTTGATTGTATGCTCCACTAAATACTTTATCTAAAGCTCCCTTTATAAAAAACTTTCCTTCTACATTATAGCCATTTACAGCATGTACTTTACCATATTTAGATGTTCTAGTATGGCTATTAACATAACCCCCCTCTTCTACCATTTGGGCATAAGGAGCAGTATCGTTAATATTATATGATATAGTAAAGTCACCCATAGCTGGATTAGCTGAAGTAACACCTCCAGAACCTCTTAAAGTTCCAGTGTCAACAGGACAATCTTCTTGAGATTGTGCAAACACTTCGGTAGCAGTTGCTTGAATTGAATTCAACGCCGCTTGTTTAAAATATTCTAATATAATTGGATCAATAGCCATACTACATTATACTAATTTAAACCTAATTAGCTAAAAGTTTTGGACCAAACATCAGGTAATATATCATTAAACTGTTTCTTAGAATTATCATATCTATTTAAATAGATGATCTCTTTACCTATCTCACCATATTTTGGATGATAATATAGTACTAATTGTCTTGGTTTATTAATAGCCTGAACCCGTTGCATAGCGAATTCATCTCCACCTTTCATACAACCACAGATATGTACTGCTCCAGTTCCTATATCGATCTCATCAATTCTATGGAAGTGTCCAATTAATGCAGTTTCAAATCTTTCAGGTACTCCCTCAAGGGTATTATCCTGAAGCTGTATAACTTCATCTTTCAATCCCTTTTGGAATGCCATAACATTTCGCATGTTACTAACTCCTCTGTTGATTGCAGTTCCACTTCCACCACCACTAATGAAATCTCCATGTGCTAATAAGATATCTCTATTACATACATTGACTGTAGTCATGAATGATTTAGGTATATGGAATTCTATGTTCTTCTGATCTGCACAGAATACAGATATCCATTGATACAACATGTAATCCCAATCCATGTACTTATCCTTCATAGGGGGTTTCCTAGTCATACGACCATGATTACCAACTACACAAGGTACACGCACTTTATCAAAGTGTGGGGCTAATAACATTAAAGCTTGGGCGATAAGGTTAGCTCCTCTAATCATCTGTCCCATACAATGGTCATTATTAGTTCTTGCTAACTCTTCATGGATGTCTCCACTAATCATATCTCCTAACATAGGAATAATAAGCTCTCCTACCTCAGCGGAATTACGTCTAAGTTCTGCAAGAGTAATTACTTGATTAGCCCATCCGAATAGTCTTCTATTAAATATATCTATATTATAAGCATTTAAACCCATCATCTGATCAGACTCTACATTATCTCCAACGTGAGTATCAGTAAGTGGAGCAATCATAGATTGAACACTATTACCTTTTATTTGTCCAGAGGGTTTTCGGTGTTTATATTTTTTAACTTCTTTATAAGAGGGGGTAAATTTCTTGATTGAATCTATAAGAAGATCTTCTTTAGCTTCTTTTTTGATAGATGCTTCTGCAACTTTCTTCCAATATCTAGCCTCGCCTTTATAGGTCTCTATTTTTCTAGCTAATTTTACATGTGCTTCAGGTGTAAAGTCCGCTTCCATCTCATCCATGTCACAAGATTGCTCTTCATCTAGGAAGTCAGCTTCTCTATCGTACCACTTCTGTAATGTAGTTCTGTGTACTTCTATACCCCATCTATCTTTAACCCATCGGGCTAAGGCACTCCATGTTGCTCCTGCCATCTTTCTCTTTACTATCTCTTCTTTTGCCTCTTCTGGTATGACGAATGTTGTCATTATATCTCCTATACTATTATTTATTAAGCATCCGGATCAGGCATTTTCCTATTTGGTGGATTTATATACCCATTCTTATCTGGACTGGGGCTTCTCTTAGCTCCATATTGCTTTTCTACTATTGGAGGGTTTTCCCTCCTACCTTCTATTGATTTTTTGTAATGATTCAAAAAAGGCATATTTACTAGTTTATCATCTTTTTTGTCTTTTGACCAATCTGTTTCCATTTTCTCCACATCTTCATCTTCAGACTCAAATGCTAATCCATATTTAGATGGATTGTTAAATACATCTTCATTATATTCATCCATCATATCAATAAGTACTGCATTAGGATGCTCTGCTTTTTGAAATTCTTTGCGTACATCGTTAATTAAATCTACTACATAACTACTAAGCTGTTTAGTTTTAGATAATCCCCAAGCTCTATCCTCAGCGTTTTCTTCTCTAGCTTCCATCCATTCTTCCATATCTCTTTCTTCTAAAGAAGTTTTTACTGAGTCATCAGGAGTTAATCCTCCAGTTCTACCTAAATCAAACTTAGGTTTATTATCTCCTTTAGTAAATGAAAATAAATCTAGACTCTTTTCCTCAGTATCTTTAAGCCATTTATCTAATTTATCTGGACCGCTAGCTTTCTTTTTATTCTTTTTGTTATCTTCTATCTCAGCTTTTTCACTTTTCTTCTTTTTCTTTGTGTTAGTTCCACTATAAGTCTCAGTAAATATTCCGGGATCAGATGCTACTGCTACAATATCCCCAGCTCCTGAATCAGCTCCTCCAAAGTCTTTGTAAAGTTTTGCTACTCTAGAGTCATCATCCTTTTCCCCATCTTTTTTGGAAGCTAATAAATGCCCCATCCTAGCCTTTAAATGTGATAAAGCTTTTGCAGTATCTTTAGAACTAGCTGCTTTAGTAGACTCTTTTGAATGATGTTCAGCAGCTCTACGATGGTATTTAGTACCAGTATTTTTAGGATGGTGTATTGCTTTCACTCCATTATCATAATAATAAACTGTAGATCCATCAGGTCTTACTTCTCTATTACTATAGGAATGATCTTTATACTCTCCGGGTTCATTAGGGGATTTAGGACTTGCGGAAGAAGGTAGTTTAGAATATGTAGAATCTTTAGCCTTAAATTTCTTAGCCATTAATCATCCTCATCATCCTCAGATACATCTACTGCTTTATTTTTTGATGTACCATCCCCATTTTCTGAAGTATATCCGTCACCATATAGTTTCTTACCCCCTGCTTCAGAAAATACTGGATTACCAAAATAAGCTTTTGCTATCTTATCTACACCAGTTCCTGATAGGTTACCCGTATAGTCTTCTCCATTATTAGAGAACCAAATATGCTGTCCATCTGGAGATATTTGTTTAACAATTGGATATTCATATCCTTGAGAGAATAAACTGTCTATCCATGTAGATGTACTGGTCGCCTTTCTTAAATCAGGATTTTTAATATTCTTTGATTCTATATTTTCTAATCCTCTAGGAGTATCTGGTACTGCATTTTCAATAGGAACTTCTTGAGAACCTTCTTCTTCCCCTTCTTCTGTAGAAATCCCACCTTCTTCTTGAGGAGGTCCACTAGCTTCTGCTGTTGCTTGTTGTTCAGCTTGTTGCTCCATCATAGCTTCTTGCATTGCTGCTTGTTGTTCAGCTTGCTCTAAGGCTAAAGCTTGTTGTTCACCTTGTAATTTAGCTGTAGGTACTGGTTGTCCACCTACAATAAAGTCTAAGTCATCAATTTTTAATTGGTTACCTTTAAGTTGTACATCAAAACCCATACCTAACATTTGTTGTGCAATCGCTGCTCTTTGTTGGGATTGGGCAATTCTAGTAGCTTCCGCTTTTTCTTCAGGATTAGGAAGAATTATTTTCCAATCTGTAATACCAAAATTACTTAGGATAGCTGGAAATATTTTTTCCATAATTTGTCGTTGATCTCTTTCAACAACTCTACCCATTACAGTTAATTGTGATGTCTGTTGTGTTAATCCTCCAAATGAATCAGGAGCCCCTTGCCATGCTGGAGATACACCCCATATAGCAGCGACTCTTTCTCTTATTTCAGCTCTAACAGGTAAGTAATCCATCTCTTGTAATGTATGGAATAATCTTACCATATCTACTCTACCTCTATTTGTTCTAGAAGATACAGCAATCATCGGTATATAGTTAGGGTCTTGCCTTGTCTTAGCCGCAAGTGATTCCCTTTCCCTCTTTAAACTTTCAGGATCATCTGTAGTTACCATAACCATAGATGCAGGCATTTTTCTTTCAAAGAAATATCTATACAAGTTTCTATCCATACCAATTAAGGTAAGTGCTTTTTCAAATATTGTTAAAATAGGTGACCAACCATAAGTTTCAGTTGGATTAAATTTAGATAGATGTACAATCTCACTATCTAGGAAATAATGTACTTCTGTTCTATATAGATATCTATACATAGCAGGTTGTGTTTTTTGTTCACAATCATCTGCTGGACATTCGTCTGGAGATTCACTTATTTTCTCTCTGTGTATAGGGCAGAAAAAGTGTGAGTTTTTAGGTAATCCTGTCTCGTCTAAATCAAATTCTATAAGAGCAGGATTAATTCTTCTAATCTCAGTTACTCTAGATCGTAGTTTACCATCTCCTGAATCATAATATTCTTTAGCAAAATATAGGAAAGCATCGTCTACAGTATTTAAATCCCAATGAAACTGTCTTAATACTTCTTCTAGACCCTGATCAAATACGTTACAATCATCCATAAACTTCTTAAGTCTATCTAATTGCTTGTCATCAGGACTTTCAACAGTAGGCTCAAATTGTATACCTCTTCTAAATACTTCCCCTGTTATATGTAAAATAGGAGCTCTTAATTCTTCAGCAGTATACGCTACGGTTTGTAAGTCTTGAATTAATTGTTTTCTGTATGCAAGTTGATTTCTTACATAAGTATTTACTATGTAATCAACACCAAATGTTGGTCCACTACCTGTATCCCCAGCAGCTTTATTTAATATTAAGTCATTAAATATTTCCATCTGAGAGCCGAGTTGACCCATTTGTTTTGCCATTTCAGGAACTTCTGGAAGATAATCTCCTATTTTCATACTTATTCCTTAGTTACTTCAACACTATCTATAGCTACTATCTTTGCTATCGTGTCTATTGCATGTTGTTTTAACCCTGCTTTTTCTTCGTGTGTAACTTCGACTGCAGGGGTAGTTTCAATTTGTATTTTTAGTCTATCGTTTTCTTCTTTTAAGTCTACTACTTGGTCAGCTAAAGCT